CACTGGCGATAAAGGTCAAAAAGGTGAGATAGGTTCCGCAGGTTCCACTGGTGACAAGGGCGAAAAAGGTCAGAAAGGAGAGACAGGTTCCACAGGTTCCACTGGTGACAAGGGTCAAAAAGGCGAACAAGGAAACTTTGGTGGTGCTACTTTCGACTATACATTCTCATCATCAACAACCAACTCTGATCCGGGCGTTGGCAACCTCAGACTCAACAACGCAACAGTTAGTTCTGCAACGCAGATGTATATCGACGATGCAGATGATTCTTCCACTGACATTCAGACATTCCTCAGAACGATTGATGATTCGACATCAACGATCAAGGGACACTTCCGAATCAGCAATAAACTTAACGCAGACGATTTTGCAATTTTCACTATCAGCAGTATCAGTGAACAAACTGGTTACTTTGTAGTCAACTCTGGTTACGTTAGCGGTAGCGCATCATCATTCTCTAATGGCGAAGATATCATTATCACCTTTGCACGTACTGGTGATGTGGGTGATACTGGTGCTAAAGGTCAAAAAGGTCAAACTGGTAACACTGGTTCAACAGGTGCTCAAGGCGACAAGGGTCAAAAAGGTGAGATAGGGGCAACGGGTTCTACTGGCGATAAAGGTCAAAAAGGTCAAACTGGCGACACTGGTTCAACAGGTGCTACTGGCGATAAAGGACAAAAAGGCGAAGTAGGTGTCACTGGAGACAAGGGTCAAAAAGGTGAGATAGGTTCCACAGGTTCTACTGGTGCTAAAGGTCAAAAAGGTCAAACTGGTGACACTGGTTCTACTGGTGCCCAAGGCGATAAGGGTCAAAAGGGACAAACTGGTAACACTGGTTCTACTGGTGCCCAAGGCGATAAGGGTCAAAAGGGACAAACTGGTAACACTGGTTCAACAGGCGCACAAGGCGACAAGGGTCAGAAGGGTCAGAAGGGTCAAACTGGTTCTACTGGTGCTACTGGTGACAAGGGTCAAAAAGGTGAAGCAGGAACCAACGGAACTAATGGTGACAAAGGTCAAAAAGGCGAAGTAGGTAACACTGGTTCTACTGGTGCTAAGGGTCAGAAAGGTGACACTGGTAACACTGGTTCTACTGGTGCTCAAGGTGACAAGGGTCAGAAGGGTGAAGTAGGAGCAACTGGTTCTGCAGGTGCTAAAGGTCAAAAAGGCGATACTGGTTCAACTGGTTCAACTGGTGCTAAGGGACAGAAAGGTGAGGTAGGTAATACTGGTTCTGCGGGTTCTACTGGTGACAAAGGTCAAAAGGGTGAAGAGGGTAATTTCTCTGGCACATTTAATACCAATCAATGGTATAGTTCTTCTGATAGTAGACAAAGACTATACTTTGCATCAACATCACATACTTACATTAAGTCGTCTGCTGATGTTATCTTCCGAGTAAATAACTCAGATACCAATGAATTTTTGATGCAAGCAGATGGAGACTTCCACGCAGATGGGGATGTCATTGCACACTCAACTAGCACCTCAGACGAACGACTCAAGACTAACATTCGGACTTTACAAAATGCCCTAGATAAGGTAAACTCTATAAGAGGTGTGGAGTTTGAGTATCTCAAAGATGGCAGAGAAGGTGCAGGTGTCATTGCTCAAGAACTGATAACTGTTCTACCGAGTGCTGTTTCTGAAAAGGGTCGTTTGACATTAGACCAAGACGATGAAGATAGATACTACACAGTAGAGTATAGTCAGTTGACTGCACTGTTTATCGAAGCAATCAAAGAACTGACAGAGAGACTAGAGAACCTAGAATCAAAACAAAACTAAATTATTGAAGGTGACATGAAAAAGTACATTATTAATCTTGAGCGAAGAGAGGATCGTCGTGTCCACTTCATTCGCAATAACTCGTTTCTCAGAAATCAAGAGTTCCTTATCGCAGTCGATAAGGAAGACATCACACTAGAATACCTTGCTGAAAATGGATTAAGCACAAATCCCTATTGGCGCGATCCTTTCAGAAACAGACGCATTACTAAGGGAGAAGTGGCATGCTTTCTTTCACATGCGAAGGCATGGAAGACTTGCGTTGAACTCAATGAACCGATTATGGTATTTGAGGATGATGCGATTGTCAAGGAAGAACTATTCGTCGAAGAATATTACGAAGAAGTCCTCAAACAATACGGGTTTCTTTATCTGTCTCGTAGAGAAAACGAACCTGAAAAAGTTGAACCGATCAACGATAAACTAGAGCGTCCATCCTATCCATACAATATGACATCGTATTGTCTTACACCAGAAACGGCATTACTATTGCTCAACAGTGGCATCATGCAGAGCATCATTCCAGTCGATGAGTTTTTGCCAAAGGTCATTCGTCAGATTAACGGTGTGGCACTGATTGATGATGTGGCAGATCAAGTAAGTCGTAATATCTTAGGTTCAGACATTGAACCCTATTCCGAAGACGATTGGTTTATCGATTTTAAGGTACATCCAATTACTGTCGGCACTGATCGTAAGAAGTGTGTAGCACTGAACACCAGTGGTATGATGGTGGGGATTTATCCAAAGAACCTTGGTGAAACTGCAGAGTGGAAAGGGGGAGATATGACAACTCCAGGAGGAGGTACGAAAGTTCGACTCCTGAAGGAATATCTTGCAAGGTCCGAATTAAATGATTGGGATGTAATTCTATTCACTGATGCATACGACGTATTCTATGTCGAAGATCTACAAACTATCACTAAACGCTACATTGGGTTCAATAAAAAGGTAATTTTCTCAGCAGAAAGATACTGTTACCCAGATAATAATCTGGTCCAAAAATATCCTCAATCCGACACGCCCTATCGCTTTCTGAATAGTGGCACATTCATTGGACAAGTCGGTGAGTTAAAGAAAATCATTGGTGATGGGATTGATCACTCTGATGATGATCAGTTGTTCTATACTCAGCAATTTCTGAGCGACAATTTTGATATTGCACTCGACTATGAGGGATACATATTCCAAACTCACGAACCTCAAGTCACGAAGGTAAATGATCAAATCTACAACCCATTGACTCGATGCTATGGGTGTATCTATCATGGCAATGGTGGAGAGGAAACCAAGAGTAAGTTCGACGAACTGTACAATGCCTTCTATCCAAAAGCACCGTCTTTGTTTATTCCAACGTATAGTAAATTTGACATTTTAGAAAAGGACATGCTGATTGTAAACTTTATGACACAATCTCAGTGTGAAGATCTTATTGATATGGCAGATCGACATGGTGGATGGGAACCGCATCCTGATGATAAGTTTCCTGCACAAGAGATTCGTCTGAAGGAACTTGGATTGTGGGAGGAGTGCGAAAGTCACTGGCAGAAACATATCTATCCGATTGTCGAAGAGTATTGGAGTCCGATGCAAATGTATGGATTGCGTGAGGCATTTGTTATGCGTTATGCACTCGACACACAAGTTAGTCTTTCCAATCACTGCGATGCAAGTATGGTGACAGGATCAGTAAAACTGAATGACGACTATGAAGGTGCGGAATTATACTACCATCGACAAAAGGTGTCAAATAAAGATGTGCCAGTTGGACGAGCAATTCTGTTCCCCGGACAAGTGACACATGGACATGAATGTCAGAAACTGATTTCTGGTGTTAAATATTCATTGACTATGTGGACACAACGCTATAAAGGTGACCTACTGTGATGTATAAATAGTCATGAATTAACCAAAGGATTTTAACATGGCAAACCCTACTACACGAGATGAGTTAAAAAAATATTGTCTGCGTAGATTGGGGCATCCAGTCGTAGAAATCAATATTGATGAAGATCAGATGCAAGATCGTATCGATGATGCGCTTGCATTTTACCGTGACTACCATTACGATGGCACTGAGCGCACATACTACAAGCATCAAGTTACATCGGATGATCGCACCAATGGGTATATTCCTATTCCCTCAAATATCAACGGTGTGATAAATGTGTTCCCTATCGGAACTGGACTGAATGCTAACAATCTATTCAATCTGCGCTATCAGATCACATTAAACGAAATCTATGATTGGTCGCATGCTCAGTTTGTAAACTATACTGAGTCTATGCGTCGAGTGGCACTGATGGAGGAAATCTTTGTTGGTAAGCAACCTCTCCGTTTTAATCGTCACATGGATCGTTTATTCATCGATATGGATTGGAATACACGCACTGTAGTNGGCGAATATCTTGTCATCGAAGCATATCGTGAACTAGATCCTGACACTTACACTTCCGTTTGGGGTGACCGTTGGTTGCGTATGTATTGTACGCAATTGTTTAAGCGTCAATGGGGAGAGAATCTCAAGAAGTTTGAGGGGATGCAGTTGCCGGGTGGTGTTCAGTTCAATGGACAACAAATCTGGTCTGAAGCAGATGAAGAAATCAAGCGACTTGAGGAAGAGGTTGTAAACAACTACTCAATGCCCGCGATGGACATGATTGGGTAACTAGATGCCAACAACAAGTCTCTACTTCAACAACTATTCCTATACAGGTGAACAGAATCTCATCGAGAATCTGATCATTGAATCGATCAAGATTTATGGTATTGAGGTGTTCTACATGCCTCGCACTCTTGTCAAAGAGGATCAACTCTTTGGTGAGGATGTGTTGTCTAAATTTGAGGATGCCTATCCAATTGAGATGTACATCAAGTCGGTTGATGGGTTCCAAGGAGACGGGGATTTCTTATCGAAGTTTGGATTAGAGATTCGTGATGAAATGGTTCTGACTGTGGCACGTCGTCGTTTTGGCGAAGAGATAGAAGCAGACGCAACGACTCCAGTAAACGAAACAAATGGAAGTGGTCGCCCTATGGAAGGCGATTTAATTTACTTCCCACTCAACGGCAAAATATTTGAGGTCAAGTTTGTAGAGCACGAGGCAATCTTCTATCAGATGGGTTCTCTCCAAACCTATGATCTCACACTTGAACTCTTTGAGTACAGTCACGAAGAACTCAATACTGGCATTGCCGATATCGATGCAATCGAAGATACATACTCAAGCGTCAAAGAGAACTTTGAGTTACTTGACGAATCTGGTAACGTGCTTGTCTTTGAGAACGGGGACGGTATCATCGTTGAGGAGTATCGTATTGAAGCAAGTGATTCTCAAGCAAACAACGAATACTTTCAGACGACATCAAATATCAGTTTCATTGACTTCAGTGAAATCAATCCATTCTCTGAAGGGGGTACTTGGTAATGTTTGGACACAGTTACTATCATGGTGTACTGCGTAAATACGTCATTATGTTTGGCAATATGTTCAACGACATTGATGTCGTTCGCTACAATAATTCAGGCACTCCTATCCAAACACTCCGCGTACCAATCGCATATGGTCCAAAACAAAAGTTTCTTGCAAGACTCCGCACTGATCCTCAACTGAATCGTGATGTAGCAATCCAACTGCCTCGTCTGTCATTTGAGGTCACGAGTATTTCTTATGCACAAAATCGTGGATTGAATAAACTAATTCGGACAAGCGGTATCGGTGCAAATGGTGATACGCTGAGATCAGCATTT